CTTTGACGCGCCTTTAGTCGGCTCCTATTACGGCTCCGCCATGGCCAAACTCCTGGCCGACGGTAGGTTGACCTCCCTCCCCTACGAGTCGCGTCTAGAGGTCCACACAGCGTGGGACCTTGGAGTCGGTGATTCCACTGCAATAGTTTTTTATCAGAAGCGTGGCCAAGAAATCCGTGTCATCGACTACTATGAGAATAGTGGCGAAGGGTTGGCGCATTACGCCAAGATCATTAAGGAAAAAGAGTACGTCTACGGGGAACATTTGGCCCCTCATGATATTCAAGTTCGTGAGCTTGGCAGCGGTAAGTCTCGACTTGAGGTTGCCAGAGAACTGGGGATTAGGTTCCGAGTGGTACCAAACCTTAGGATCGATGACGGTATTGAAGCCGTTAGAACGACCTTGTCTAAGTGCTGGTTTGATGAAAAGAAGTGCAGCCACTTGATTGAGGCTTTGCGCCAGTATCGAAAAGACTTTGACGAGAAGAACAAGGTATTTCGGGATCGACCCCTGCATGACTGGTCCAGTCACCCCGCAGACGCATTCCGTTATATGTGTGTAGGGATCCGTGATCAGCTAGACATGAGTCAGCGTAAGCTGCCCAGGATGGCTGATATGGAGTACAAGATCCTATGATTATTCGCCCCGCAACAGAAACTGACGTGCCAAGGGTCTATGAGTTGTCGGAGGGTATTTTTAACGAGTCTGTTTATGCCCGCACCTGTAAGTACGATGCGAACAAGGTGGCTCACCTGGTGACCCAGGTAATACTCCCAAACCCTGATCGCTGGTTTTTGCACCTAGCAGAAAGAGACGGGACTATAATCGGTATGTACGCCGGATTTCTTACGGAGTATTATTTCAGCCAGGATCTGATGGCGTGCGATCTTGCCTTGTTTGTTGACCCCAGCAAACGAGGTGGTTTGGCCGCTGTCAAGTTAGTTTACGCCTTTGAAGAATGGGCCTTCGCTCGTGGCGCAAAGGAAGTTTGCCCAGCCACCTCGACGATGGTGGCATCGGAGCGTACGGCTCAGTTGTATAAGTTCTTGGGTTATGACATCGTTGGTAACATGTTTAAGAAAAGGAGGTAGGTATGTGCGGTGGAATTATTGGTGATATTATGGGCGCATTCAAAGGTAAAGGTAGTTCATCAGCTCCGTCTGCTCCGGCGCCGGCCCCGGCCACCCCGACAGTCGATGACAAAGCGGTTCGCGACGCGATTGATAGGTCTCGTGCAGCTGAAGCAGGTTCCGGTGGCCGTCAGTCAACTATGTTGACCGGGGCGGGAGGTATCAGCATCGGTATGGAAAAACTTCAAAAGAAAAAGCTCCTGGGGACACCTTCAAAACTTGGCGGTGAGTAATGGATAGTAAGCAACAGCAAGATTTTGTACAGCTGTCGCTTGATCGATTAGGCAAACTTAAGCAGATTCGTTCTCCTTGGGAAAGCCTTTGGCAAGACTGTACTGATTACGTCAACCCCCGGCGCGGTGACTTTAATGCCACTCGCTCGCAGGGTGACCGTACTCGCTATGACCGCGTGTACGATTCAACAGCTCCTCTTGCCAATGAACAATTGGCCGCAGGTCTACATGGTTACTTGACGGCCCCATCTGAGACTTGGTTTGGTCTCTCTATTGAACGCAACGACTCAGAGAACGAACAAGTAGTCGCGTGGCTGCAGACCGTCGTTGAGGTCATGTTCAAAGAAGTGTTTCATTCTCCCAACACTAACTTTGGTTCGATGATCCATGAGCTGTACCTAGACCTCGGCTCTTACGGCACTGGTGTTTTGTACGTTGAAGATCGTCCAGGTAAATCAATTAACTTTAAGACCTTTCACTTGGCTGAGTGCTACATTGCTGAGAACGCAGAAGGCAACGTTGATACCTTGTATCGACAGTACAAGCACACGGGTCGTCAACTGCTCCAGCTGTATAAGGATGCTTTGCCTGAGAGGTTCATTGAGAATGTCTACAAAGATCCTCACAAGGAATTTACTTGCATTCATGCAGTAGAACCTCGAGACACGTTTAACCCTAACAGCAAGCTTGCCAAGGATATGCCCTTCATGAGCGCATACATCTTGGAAGAAGAGAAGCTGCTGCTCAATCTCAGCGGCTTTAATGAATTCCCCTTCATGAGTCCTCGCTGGACAAAGACAGCTGGTGAAGTATATGGTAGGTCTCCTGCTATGACTGCTTTGCCAGATATTAAAATGGTCAATGAGATGAGCAAAACAGTTATTAAAGCTGCTCAGAAGGCCACCGATCCGCCGCTTATGGTACCTGACGACGGCTTCATGCTGCCACTACGCACAATCCCAGGTGGACTTAATTACTACCGTTCAGGCACACAAGACCAAGTCAAACCCCTTATTGAAGGTGTTCGCCCCGACATTGGCCTTGACTTTATTGAGTCTCGCCGCCAGCACATCCTAAAAACGTTCCACGTTGATTGGATGCAGCTGCGAGAAGGTCCTACGATGACGGCTACTGAGGTATTGCAGCGTCAAGAAGAACGTATGCGTCTTATGGGTCCTATGGTTGGTCGCTTGCAATTTGAGTTGCTTGGTCCCATGATCGATCGCGTGTTTGCAATTCTCATGCGCCGCAAGATGTTGCCTGTTGCTCCTCAAGCAGTTCAAGGTCGCAACCTGCGCATTGATTACGTGTCCCCAGTGGCGCGGGCTCAGAAGACACAACAGCTCTTTAGCTTCACTCGGTTGCTAGAAAGTATCGTTCCATTAGGTAACATTAAACCTGAAGTTTTTGATAATCTTAATACAGATGGTACACTGCGTTGGGCGCATAAGCTTCTTGATGCCCCAATGGAAACCCTCTTGTCTACTGAAGAAGTGGCCAAGGTGCGTGAGGGTCGTGCTCAACAACAGAAAGACGCGGCTGAGCTGGTCAAGGGTCGCGAGTTGGCAGCTACTGCTAAGGACGCTGCAAATGCTGCTGCCACAATGCCTGAAGGGGCAAATACGGTACCACCTAATCCTGGTATTGATCAACTTCCTGAGCAGCAAATACCTCCTGGGATGATGCCTCAGTGAAGAAAAAACCAGATCTATTAGAGCTGCATAATTCTTATAAGGCAGTATTTTCCACGCCAGACGGCGAACGTGTATTAGAACACCTCTGCAAAGTTGGGTTTATTTCAGATACAACGTACGTGGCTGGCGATCCCGTCGAATCAGCGCATCGCGAAGGTAAGCGCCGGTTCGTTCTTAGTATCTTGCGGTTTTTGGAAAGAGACCCAAGAGACATTGTTAAACTTCTGGAGGCCGTAAATGAGTGATGTAAACGTAGGGTCCGCAGACGCCGGAGCTGGTGGTGTTCCCGCCGGTGGCACAACTGGGGGCAGCTCTGCCGGTGCAATGGATTGGCGGGCTTCTCTTGATGAAACTTTGAGAGCCGATCCCACTCTCGCCGATATTAAAGACCTCAATGGCCTGGCCAAGTCTTATGTTCATGCCCAACGCATGATTGGCAAGGACAAGATCACTATCCCACAAGAAGGCGCCGACGTAGCCGAGTGGGATGCTTTTTATGAACGTCTTGGTCGTCCGGGAGACGGCAACTACAAACTAGATCCAGCCGGGTTGATGCCAGCAGATCTACCCTTTGATCCTCAAGTACTTGATCGTTTTAAGAAAGTATTTCACTCAGCCGGTCTTAATCAAAAACAAGCTGAGGGAGTTTTTAAGAATTATCTTGAGTACGTGGGCGAGGTTCATAAGAGCAATCTAGAAGGTGTTGAGCAGCAGCGAGTAGGCTGGGTCAATGGCCTTAAAAAAGAGTTTGGGCGAGCATTTGATGAACGGGTTGATCTTGCTGTTCGTGCGGTTGAGACCTTTGGGGGTCAAGACTTTATGAAGTGGCTTGATCAAACTGGTATGGGCGATCATCCCATGTTTGTCAAAATGTTTGCTCAGATTGGACAGCAAATGCAAGAAGCCTTGGCCGTCCCAGGTCAATCCCGCGGTTGGACAATGACCCCTGACACTGCTCGCCAGGAAATTGCACGTATGCAACGTGACGATCAGTTTATGAAATCATATATGACCCCAGGAGCCACAGGTCACGCTGAAGCTGTAAAGAAGATGCAAGATTTGTTTGGCTTCGCTTACCCAGACGAGGTGGTGTAACATGGCTATTCTGACGAAAAAACTTGAAAAAGACATGGAACTAATGGAGCAGCGACTACAAGTCAACACCCAGTCTGACTCCCAGAAACGGGAAAAAATCATTGCAGACGCTATCCGAACAGCTAGTTTGCCGTCAGAAGTCCAGAAGTCTATGGCTGAACGGATCCAACAACGACTTAAATCCGCAAACACAAAACAGATGTCTGATGAAGAGGACTTACGTAAGCGGTTAACCTCGGTCATTAATACGTCTGACGCGGTTAATATGGGAACAACAATGCAGCGTAAGACAACAGACACTGGTTCAACGTTGTATAAAGGAAAGATGCTGGGGTAGGTTTCTTTTTCCGGTTTTTGCTGTATTATTCTAGTAACGGGGAGTCCGAAAGGGTCCGTAGGCATCGCCTAGCCGTAAGGGTATGTGGGGGTCCGTTAGGGCAGCCTCTGCGAGCAATGTGTTTTCTTTTAACCACTGAATGAGGAGGACAATTATGTCCATTCAAATCACAACGGCATTCGTACAGCAGTACCGTGCCAACGTAGATCACCTCGTCCAGCAGAAGGGCTCGCGTTTGCGTTCTTACGTACGGGCTGAAACTCAAAATGCTGAGTTTGAGTTCTACGATCGCATCGGGGCTTCTGAAGCTCAAGAGGTAACAGGTCGTCACCAAGACACTCCGCTTGTTAACGTCCCTCACGACCGTCGTCGTGTTTCGATGCGCGACTTCGACTGGGCCGATCTTATCGATCGTCCTGATCGTATTCGCATGTTGATCGATCCAACTTCGCCTTACAGCCAAAACGCAGCTTTTGCGCTTGGTCGTAAGATGGATGCGGTTATTCTCGATGCCGCTTTCGGTACCGCGTTTACGGGCAAGACTGGTTCAAGCACTTTGACTTTCCCTAGCTCGCAGCAAATTGCTGTGGACTATGTTGAGTCAGGTGCTGCTGCCAACTCTGGCCTTACCATTGCCAAGCTCCGCAAGGCAAAGGAAATTTTGGACCGCAACGAAGTCGATCCAACCGAGCGTCGTTATATCGCTTTGACGGCTAAGCAGGTTACTGACTTGCTTAAGACGACTGAAGTGACAAACGCCGATTTCAACACTGTCAAAGCTTTGGTGGCTGGTGAAATCAACACCTTTATGGGCTTTGAGTTCGTTCGCACTGAACTGGTTCGTACTAACGCTTCCAGTCATCGTCGTTTGTGTGCGTGGGCACAGTCTGGTCTGTTGGTTGCCGTTGGCGCCGACATCAACGTAGACATTGGTCCTCGCCGCGACAAGCGCAACTCGACTCAAGTCTACGTCTCTGCTTCTTTCGGGGCAACCCGTATGGAAGAAGAGAAGGTCGTTGAAATCATCTGCGCTGAATAAGGAGAATAGTCATGGCTAATCAAAATAGCACTCAATACGCTAATACCCAGGCTGTTCCTGCAACGATGAACGACGTGTGCGATGAGCACGGTCGCGTCCGTGTACGCGCGTTTGACTTCACACAGTCAGGCGCGGGTGCTGATGGAGATACCGTAACTCTTTGCCAATTGCCAGCCGGTACTTTGCGCATCGTTGGTGTGCAGATTATCAACTCAGCTCTTGGTGCCTCGCGCGTCGTAAAAGTTGGACATACAGGCTATACAAACCTTTCTAACGCCGCCGTTGCAGCTTCAGATAATGCCTTTTTGGCAAATACATCTGTTGCTGCGGCAGGAACGATCAACAGTGTGTTGTCGTCTAAGTTCACCAACAAAACTGGTGTGACGGTACGTGCAACTATCACTGGCGGTACAATTCCTGACGGCACAACGTTGAACGGTCAGATCCTGTACACACTCGACTAATCGCGTAGTAGCAGCAGTCTCGGGGGGATCGGGCCTAGAGGTCTGGTCCCCCTCTTTACATTAGGAGCAGGATATGGCCGCATCAGATATTGAGATTGTGAATAGAGCACTTACGTTGCTTGGGGTTGACCCCATCAATTCTCTGTCTGACTCTAGCAAAGCTGCTAGTACGTCAAACCGTATTTACAATGACACGCGCGCCGCCGTGTTTCGCTCTCACCCTTGGAATTGCTTGGTTAAGCGGGCCGCTTTGCC